ATAAGCTGGCGGGCGGGGCCGTTTTTTTGAAGGTCCCGCAGAACCAAGTTGTAGCCATCTAACGCACCTTTCCGAGCTGCCTGCTGGATGCGGGCTAGAGTTGCGTCGTCGGCAGTGCCTTGGACAGTAATCGTCTGCGTTATAGCGGGAACCCTGCTTGTGACCGCGGATTTCGCTACGGTATTTGCCGCCGTTACCGCACCTGAAGGATTGACGTATCCGCCGTCCGCATACCCATTGCTGCTCGAGTTCATGCGCTCCAGATATTCGCGCATGCCGGGCTGCTGAACGACCTCTTTGCGAAGTACGAACTCTCCGCCATGAACCACTCCCTTGGGTTCATGCTTACCGCCATCACCGGTATAGCCTCCAGTCCACAGCTGCGTTAGCGGCTGGCTTGATCCCGTCATGATGCCCTGCCCTAATGCCGCACTGCCGCCGCTTAGGAAGCTGAACGCTGTACTGAGAAACCCTGCGGCTGCCTGCCGAACCTGGATTCGGATGAGATCCTTGATAACGCCATCGGCGAAGTCTTTAAATGACAGCTTTCCAGTCCTGACGAAGTCAACAATACCGTCCTCCATATTGCTGAAAGCGTTTGTGAACAGCGTGCGCGTCTGACCTGCTACGTTTGCGGCCTGTTCTGCATACGTCTGAAAGGCGGAAGAAGCACCTATCGACCAATCGGACTGCTGCTTGTCGACTGCTGAGTAGTAGTCGGACTGCATTGTCATTCGCTTTTCTAACGCAGCCCTCAGAGCTTCGGTTTCCTGGTTGTAAAGGTTGGTGGCCCCGGTGCTCTTGTCGCCTTTGTTGTAGTCGTAGGTCAGACGATCCATTTGAGACTGATAAGACTGCTGAATCTGCTGCTGCTCTTGTAGCCGCTGAAGCGCTTTATCACCCATGCCAGCGCCGGCCAACTTCTGATTAATCCCGCTCTGCGCCAGACTCAGCTGAGAGTTCAGGTTTTCCTGGAAGGCAAGCAGCTTTTGGGTTTGCTCGGTAGAAACCTTCTTAAGATCATTTTCCTTCTCTAGGCCGGCGTTACGCTTGAGTTGTGCCGTGATTAGCTGCTGATTTGCTAATAAAGATTGTTGGTCGGCCGTGAGGATCTTCTTGGTTTTGATGTCGGCGAGCTCTTGTTCCCACTTAATAAGCGCCTGCTGGGCAATGCCGAGCTTTTGAGCACCATCGCCTTGGATACCAATTAAGGAGTTTTGCTGCATCAAGACAGCATACTGCTGCTTGGCCTGGTCTAGGGCTTTGATGCCCGCGTTTTCGCTATAAGCTTTGACCTTCGCAGGCTTGTGGCTGTCGTCGTATTTGGCCTGGATGTCTGCCACGACCTTGTCGATGTCAGCCTGGGCCTTGCCGGCCTCTACGCCTAGCTTGCGAGCATCAGCGATATCCTTGACCAACTTGGCCTGGTCGCTCAATTCCTTGATCGACAGCGCGTTGAATTTGCTGGAGGCAGCGATCCGCCTCTCGTTCTTCGTCTGCTCTTCGGCGGCGAGCATGGCGCTACCCTGGCTGACAGCGAGGCCAGTCTTCAACAGGGTCAGCCGCTGCTCAAGCGCCTCATTGGAGTCGTCGTTATCGCCAGTGCCCAGCCCGAGCGCGCTGTTGGCCTTGCTCAGCCCGGTAGAAATGGCTCCGGCGATCCCGCCCTCTTTGCGGGTCTTGAGGATTCGCTCGATGATTTCGATCTGCTTGGCCGAATCAGGGAACAGCTCGCCCTTGACCTGCGCATAGGCGTTGCTGATGGCGGTACCGATGGCATTCCAATCCCGTTCGACGTCGGACAGAGAGTCGCGGTACCGCTTCAGGCGCGCCTGGGCATTGGTGTTCAGCGATTCGGTGAGCGTGTCGAGCGCCTGCTGCTTCTTGCCCTGTTCGTCCAGCGCGCGGATCACTTCATACTGCGCGCTGGTGAGCAGCCCATACTGCGAACTGATTTTCTCGGCGGCCTTCGTGGCGTTGTCGCCTAGGTCGGCCAGATTCTTGGCGACCTCGCCGGCCCCTTTGCCGGAGAACTCGCCGATCGATGCTGCGGCCTGGGCTAGGTTGTTGAATTGGGTCTGGCTGAGCTGGGTAGATGATGCCAGAGCAATGACTGCTTCCTTCGCGCCGGACAGGTTGCCAGTAATGGCCGCCGCGCTCTTGGCGACCGCCGCCAGGCTGCCGGTGGTTTGGCCAGAGCTTGCAGTGCCCGCGAACAGCGCCTTGTTGAAAGCGCTCACCTCTTTCTCGGCCGAGGCGTAGACAGCCCCCAGCGCGACGGTGGAGGCTGCCAACACCGTCAGCGGGCTGATCAGCCCTGCCACGTAGCCGCCCAGGGCCTTTGCTGCAGGAGCCGCGCCGCCGAACATGTCCTTAAGCTGACCGCCCTGCTGCAGGAAGACCGTGAGCGGCGCCTGTCCGCCTTGCAGAGAAACGGCGATGTCCGTGAACTGCGCCGGAACCCCGCGCAGCGCGGCGGCCGTTTGCTTGGCCGAAATTCCAGTTCTATTCATGTCGCTGTTAAAGCGGGTCAACTCGGCGCGGGTTGTGGCCAGCTTTGCCTGGTAGTCGTTGTACGTGCCCAGGTCGATCTTGCCATCCTTGCGAGCCTGGGCCAGGTCGCGCTCTTGGCGTTCGAGCTCATTCATTTTGCGCTTGAGCGGATCAATCTGGCCGAGAAGCTCGGTGATTTCCTGCTTTTGCTCGCCTACAGATTTAGTCGACTTCTCGGAGCTTTTACCCATACCTCCAATGGATTCGCCGAGCTTATCCATTGCTGGCTTGGTCTTGAGGCCTGCATCCTCCAAGGCTTCAAGAGCCTTGCGAGTGTCGGCCGCTTTCTGCTCGGCGTCCCGGCTGTCAATCTCCAGTACCAGGCGGGATGTCTGAGCCATTGCGTTTCTCCGGGCAATAAAAAACCCGCCGGAGCGGGTTGTCTGAAATGGGGGGTCTAGCTTTTCAGAAGCTTGGTCTTTTCGACATCGTACTCAGCGTCTGTAAGCAGGCCTTTTTCCTTAAGGGATGCAAGCGTTTGAAGCTGGCTGTATTTCAGGTCTGGGGCTGAGACTACTTTCACTTCCTGCGCAGCAGGCTTGATCGCAGAAACAGACCAGATCAAAGCCGCCAACCACCCGATGAAGGTCCAGCCCAAAAACAGATCCAAGACAAAGATTGCTGTTCCATTGGGGTGACCGCGCTTGGCAGCAACGAAAGTGGGCAAAAAATACGCGATGAAAGCAACCATTAATAGAACGAAGCCCGCGACTGGGCTGGAACCGTCGGACATAGCAATCTCTCCCTGATTTGTTCGGCCAATCTACCATTATCGGCAGGGAGCACAACATCATCAGGAAGAGTCTTCGGAGGCCAGGCATACCGCATCAAGGGCGAACATTGCCACGTCCAAATCATCACGCGGCAGTGGGGAAGGATGAGAGTCCAGCCAGTCGGATATTTCGCGGCCAGATAGCGGCAAAGGAAACGCGCCAGCCATGCCCGTAAGGAATCGCCGCCCCCGGCAAATGTTGCGGAACGTACTCAGCAGGTAAGCTGTAATGGCGTCTGTTGCTGGTTCATCAGGAACACTCAGGCCGAGGCGCTGGTAGATCGCACGCCTTTTGTCGGCTTCGCCTGCCCACTCCCTTTCCCACTCGAAGCGGGCGACGGCTTTCCCACGGTTTGGTCCAGCTCTTCCTTGGCCTCAGCCGCTACCCGGGCACCACCCTGAATGGCGAAAACGAAGAAGTCGAGATTGGCCTCGAGCAGCTGAGCGGCCACTTCCGGCGTGTATTTGACGGGGTTGCCCTCCTCATCCAGCACCCCCATCCAGTCCTTGACGATGAAGTGGCCCAGCAACATGGCGTGGTTCTGATGCTCGGTCTGCTCGCCAGCGACCACGCCTACCTGGCCTTCCTCGAAGCGCGCGTCGTTGCGCTGGATTCGGCGCCGCATGCGCTCGAGCGCCACTTGGTACTCGGTATTGTCGGTGCCGATCAGCAGGACCTTGGTCTCGCTGTCGAACTCGACCCACTTCGCCTCGGCGGCTGCCGGCTCTTTCTTGGTCACTCGCAAAGCCATGATGAAACCTCAACGCCACGCCAATAAAAGGACCGCCCCGGCCGGCGTTAAGGCCAGGGCAGTCAAAGGGGTCAAGCGGATGCAGCGACTCGGGTGATGGTGGGTGGCTTCTTGGCCACGGTGAAGTTCAGCGTCACCTCGATCAGGTCGCGCTTGCCGCCGCTTGGTAGCTCGCCGTCTACTTCCACGGCCGGGAAGTTGAAGGTGTACTTGTTACCCAGGGCATCCGTGATCGGGAACTGAACCGCAACCGGCAGCCGGGTGAAGGTGTTCTTCCAGATCTGCCAGGACTTCTTCGACCAGGCCAGGGTAATGGTGCCGGTACCTGCCGCTTCGGTGGCGATCTGCGCACCTGGGCCCAACTTGGTGGTGCCGATGCAGCGCTGAGCTTGCAGGCTGTTGTCGAGGTTGAATGTCAGCGCCGATACGCAGGCCTCGCCTTCCAGGCTCTGGCCATCTACCAGAATCGTGCCGATGTTGTTGTTCGACAGGAATGGGGTGGTGCTCGCCGCGTTGCTCGACGTGACGATGGGCGTTTCGCTGTCGGCGTAGTCCAGGCAGGCCATGTTGAAAGTGGTGGTCACCTTGCCATCCGACGGGATGTCCAAAGCAAAGGACGAGACATGGGCGCCCTTGAAGACGCTGTAGACGCCGACGTCGTTGTAGCCCTTTGCGATGCTGAAGGTCTGCCGGGTGTCGCCGACCGTCAGCACGTTGTTGGCCCAGGTGCCGTAGAAGGCCGCCTCGAGTAACTGGTCGAACGAGCCGTAGGAGAATTCGGTGGTGAGGTCGCCGCCGATCTCGGTACTGGTGGCCACCG